ACTACCTGCATATTTTATTTTTAATTCACTCATTATATAAATAACTCCTGTTGCGTAAATCGTTCATTTGCAATCTCAATATATTCTTGATTTAGTTCTATACCTAGCCACTTCCTACCCAAACGCTGTGCTACCCAACCTGTCGTGCCACTACCAAAAAACGGATCAAGAACTATATCTCCTTCTTTACTACCAGCTTTAATACATAATTCAGGTAATTTCTCTGGAAACACTGCAAAGTGTGCTTCTTTATATGGTTTTGTTTGTATTTTCCAAACAGATCTACGATTCTTACTACCATCTTTTATTTTAATTTCATCTGTATGGTAAGCAACTGTTGTCATTTTCTCATCGATGCTTTGAAACTCTTGCGACCAATCATTTATAAAATCTCTAATTTTATTCCAATGCTCAATGGATGGAAATGAAAAACCAGTTTTATCTTTCCTAAACCAATGAGATATGGTTGTAAATGGTATTTTAGTAGAATTAGCAAGAATTTTTGCATTTGTTTTTTCTTTTATAAATGTAAGAAATTCATTTTGAGATGGCAAAATAGGTCTTGTAAGTATAATTTGTTCACCTCTTGCCTTGTGCATTCCTTGCCTATGTTTTGATTCGTGTTCTATGTCATTATATTTAGAATCCCAAACAGACCTTTTATTTCTTGTTTCATAATTATTGTTTTTCAATCCAGACATCCTTGTCCTACCTGGTGTGTTATTTAACTTACCATTAGATCTATCTCTGTTAGAATTATCCATTGTTAGTGTTTTTTCAGCTATTGCATCTGAGTCATAGTAGTATTTAGGTGATTTGCTTAGTAAAAATATATACTCATGTGCTTTGGTACATCTGTCCTGCACTGACTCTGGCATAGGATTAGGTTTATGCCAAATTATATCTTGCCGTAAATACCATCCATCTTGTTGAAGTGCAAGTGCAACACGCCAAGGAATACCAATTAAATCTTTTGGTTTAATATCTTTACTTGAATTAGGTCTTTTTACACCATAATTAATATTACCACGAAGTGTTTGATTAGTTGTTGTTGTTCTACCACCAGATGAATAACTATCTCCAAGATTCAACCATAATGTTCCATCATCTTTTAATACTCTTTTAACTTCACGAAATACCTTTACCATGTTTTCTACATATTCTTCAGGTGTTTCCTCTAATCCTAACTGCTCATCTGTTCCATAATCTCGCAATCCCCAATACGGCGGAGATGTCACTACACATTGTACAGAATTTTCTTCTATATCTTTTATCCTATCCAATACGTTACCTTGGTATATATAATTTAATTTCATTGCCTTCTCTCTTTAGCTGAAATCAGGAAACTGCTCATATGAATAGAACCATTTCCTGCCTTTTGTTTGATTATTCTTACCTGTTGTTAATGCTAAACTAATTGCATGCGTATTCTCGTATGGTACATATGCAATTATATTTTTAGGCTCATAGTATACTGCAATTACATCTACTCTATTAGTATCTTTATACTTTGTGGTATCCACTTCGACCGCTGTACCTCTGCGTAATTTCGTAACACATTTAATCTGGACACGTTTGATAGCATAGTTTGCTGTTTCGACAATCATATCTACCTGCGTAACATCTACTTCTGGTAGATATACATTATAACCTTTGGATAAAAGATCCTGACGTATCGCCAGTTCACCTATCTTGCCTTTGGTCATACTATGCATACTGATCTAACTCTTCCATTGGACGTAACTGATCTGCCTGCAATGTGAACTTATCACCAAAACCTAAATTCATTATATTATTTTGTGTTAAAAAATCTATGGATGGTATCCATCCTTCTAAAACAAACGCAGGAGAATCATCACGTACCAATATAAATACGTCACAATCTGTATGTTTCTTTTTTAATTTGGCTTGTAGGTAACCACTTTTAAATTTTGTAGTTTTTACATCGATTCTTATATTATTATATACAAGGTCATAACCACTGAAATGTGGACCTATCACCATGTCTGGATACGTATTATATTGCTTACAAACGGCTAATTCACCGCTAACACCGCGTAAATCTATTTCTATACTACGTGGTCCGCTGGAAATCATTCCATTTGCTTGGTTCTGATCCATTTTTGCTTTCGCTAATGCTTTCGCTAGTCTTAATTCCATTTGGTTTAGTATTATTTGCATGTGTACTTTCCTTATCCAATGCAGCATATAAAACCATATAATTAACTACGTCTAAGCACCTTTGATATGTGGTTTCATCGCTGTGTGTTTTACCTGTTTTTGCATCGTTGCATATTGCATCGACATGTTTTAAGACATATACCATTAGTGCCTGCTTTGAAGTAATTCCAAGCCGTTCCGCAACATGCTTAAAATTATAAAATTTATCTTCATTACTAATGGTATACTCAATAGACTTATTATCACTAATCTTTGAGGCTTCCGCAAACATGTCCTCTCGAAACTTATTATATTCTTCGTATATCATTCGCTCTCCCAGTTTACTAATTCTCTTAATGCATTAATTGTAGCCTGCATACTTTGTACTTCTGCATCAATCGCTACCACTGCTTTTTCTAATGATTCGTAATCTTTTTTATATCTTTCAATTACTTCCTGCTGATAGGAACTCCAGCAAAACTCTTGTGATTCTACTTCTTCTATATTGGTAAATAAACTCATACTGCCTCTCTTTTTTTTGTTTTGTTATCTATGGTTTTTAATACTTCATCACATACTTCAATCGCTATATCCATACGTAAATCTGCATCTGCTAATGTTTTTCTTAATACTTTTTCGATAGCATCACCAATAGTCTCTACGAGTGCTGCTTTTGGATTTGGTTTCATTGGATGTGGCATTCTCTCTCCTGGTTAAAGTTAAGCGGAATCACGACTATCACGATCTTTAGACACGCCATTTTCTTGGTTATGGGTTTCTACGATTCCGCTTTTAAATAAGTTCTTCATCCATTCATGCTTCACAATCCATAGCCAAGGTTTCCGATCTTGGCGTACCATCACTACATCTGCATTCTTGAATGATAAAAAATCTGCAATCTTTTTTCTGCGCTTTACCTGCACTAAAATTGTAAGGTCACCTTTGGTAGCCTTAACATCTATATCGCTCTTCTCTCCAAAGCTACGACCATCACTTCCCCATGATCGTTCGGCTGTGAAGCCGAGGTCGCGGAGCAATTCAACGACCTCAACTTCACCTTGGTAGCCTTTACGTGATGCTTTAGACGGCATTAAAAAGGCAACTCGTCTTCAGCTTCCGCAGTAGGTGTCGCATCAAATACCTTTTCAGGTTCGTATGTCTTCTTAAATGAAGAATATGACTCCTCTGCTTCTTTGTTTAATGGTGCTTTAGGACATGGTGTTACTGTATAAGTAGTATCCATTCCATCACCATTTTTAGTGACAATCACATCATAGTCTCTGAGGTTGCCCCACTCACTATTGCGATCTAACTCTGTAAGTTGCTTCTGGACAGTACTCTGTGTAATGTCGAGAACCTTGACTGAATTAGCACTATAAACTGGAATTTGCCAAAAATGTTTTGGCTTTTCTCCTGCTGGTGCATCACCTGCATTCTTAATCCGTACTGGCGTTTTATCATCTTGCCAATACTGATAGCCTAAAACTGGTTTATCCAATATACGGAATCTGTTTTCACCTTTGACAAATTTCATAAAACTACTTTCGCCTGCACTTGGCACGCTGTAAGTCGCTTCTAAAAGTCCACTCATCGTTACTCCTTTATTGTATTGTAGTTATATCCTTTACGATCAATGAGAGCAACAATAGATTTATACGTTTTTGAATCAATCGTTGCTCGTACACCAATATCTGATTTCCAGATTTTTCGCGTTCCAGGAATGTATGTTTGGGATTCTCCCATCAGTTTACGCACTTGCTGCGCAAACTTAATTCTTTCTTCTTTATCTTCTATATGAATAATTAGGAACATGGACAGCACCTAGTGGCGAAAAGAGAGAGAGAGAGTAGAAGTGGAAACACCACGTCAAACAGCACTGTCCAAATATAAAATAAATTTAATATGGCCATTCGATAAAATCCATCTTTAGGCCTAATACACGAGCAATACGAACTTTATGCTCGTGGCGAAACTTACGTTTGCCTCGCATCATTAGTGAAAGCATAGATTTATCTAGAGCGATTTCACGCGCTAATTGGTTTTGACTAAAACCACACTCTCTCATATGTTGTTGTAAAGGCTTCATAAGTGTTGACAGATATTAAAACCATTGTCAACACTATGCAAGTATTATTTACAAATTAAAATTCTTCTTCAATTCTAGTGCCTACAGTATACACGTCAGGTGCTACTTGTTGCATATCTAGGCTATTTTGTGCAAACCTAGCAAATAAATGTTCTGATTCTGCATTCGCACCAGTAGATGTATTATCTAAACTAAATATAAATGGTCTACTCGGACCATCTACCATATTCCACACATCAGAAATCACACTATCATTACCATGTTGATATAATGGATACTCATTTGGTAATAGGTCTGAATCCTGCAAATAACTATACGTTAAATCATATGCCTGCCTACCACCATAAACATTTTGTCCATATGTACCAAGTGTAAATGGACTTTTAGATGTACTAGATGCAGTGCGTCCAAAACTAGTTGCAGTAGCATAACGCTGTCCACCTGCGGACTCCGCTACATTTACTTTATCATATACAATAGACCTAGTAAGGTTTAGATCAGGTGAAAAAGGCATATCAAAGTATTCACCGATCATTATACTGCCTACAATAAAATCTGTAGTGCCATCCCATGAAGTATCGCCTTCAAATTGTATCGCCCAGTAACGCAAATCCTGCTCATCAAACGTAAGAACAGTTGTGCCATCTGATGCAGGTGTCACTGTGACTGTTTTATTAGAATCAGAAGCAGCTATTGTATCTGCGTTGACAATCTCTGTAGCATTTACACTACTCCAATTTATATCAGCAGTATCTGCGTTTCCACCATCTAAAGCGGTAATATCACTTGCTTCATTACCTGCAAATATCTTAAAACGTCCACCTGAACTATTTAAATTATGATTTAAGATCGCAATATAATTCTGTTTATAACTAGCAGTTGTAAAACTAAAATTAGTTAATACGTGCTTAGAAGTATTGGCAGAAGTGTCAAATGTAACTTGATTTAATGGTCGAAGATCAAATAGCTCACCTGCGCTACCTGTTTGCACTGCAAGTGTATTGGCTATATCAGATTTTACGATACCAGGTGACGCTCCTCTTGCTCTATGATAACTAATTAAGTCTGGATAAAATCTTGGTGTTTTTATAGTTTGGTTAGCCACTAGCCTACCTCTCTTGCTGTTATGCTTACCTTACCTGGTGAGCGTTTTGTTTCT